ATTGAAGTCGGGTGTGACAACACGCACCCCCATCGGACCGGTTGAAGTATCCCGCGATGGGCAAGTTCGGAGGTGGCTTGTGACTGATGTACTGGGAACCTCGAAGATCCGGAAGCTATGGACAGTCACAGGAGCTGGTCCAGGCGCCGGTGATTTTGGCGTGCACAATTGCGACAAGGACAATTTGCTGCGCGGTGTGTATGAGAGGGTACTCTATCGTGTCGTCGATGGAATAGCACGCCCCCCTCCGACACCCGCGGTAGGTGTGTTTGACGAACTGTTAGGTGGCGTGCGTTCACGCATTGTGCGGGAAGTCCCTCTCTGTCGCCCTTTTACCTTGGCCCAAGTGGTTGAGATGTATGAGGGCCGTAGGAAGGAGATATATCGTCGCGCGTCACTTAGCCTGTCAGCGAGGCCACTCACAAAGAGTGACGCGTTCGTCAGCACATTTACGAAGTGCGAGAAGATTAACTTCCGCACGAAACTGGATCCAGCACCACGGGTTATACAGCCACGTAGCCCGAGGTTCAATGTCATGATCGCAAGGTATCTCAAACGGTTGGAGAAGAAGCTCGCCGATGGGATAGCCGAAGTTTGGGGCGGGACGACAATCATGAAGGGATTGAACGCTGAGGGGGTGGGTGCTGCAATGGCGCAAATGTGGAGCGAGTTTGAGGACCCGGTGGCTATCCCTTTGGATGCTACTCGGTTTGATCAGCATGTCTCCGCACAAGCGCTTAAATGGGAGCATTCTGTCTACGAGGCGTGCTTTGACCGGAAAGATCGCGCCAAACTACACAAGCTGTTGGAGATGCAGCTGGTCAACCGCGGGTTCGGACGTGTAGGAGACTGCAAACTGGACTACGAGGTTATCGGACGGAGAATGAGCGGTGACATTAACACAGGGATGGGCAACTGCCTCCTCATGTGTGCGATGCTTCTCAAGTTCCGTGATGATATGCGCGTGAAGATGCGCTTGGCTAATAATGGAGATGATTGCGTCTTGGTTGTTGAGCGCAAAGACATGTGGGTGGAGGCAGAAATCGCACCACACATGCTGAGGTTTGGCTTCCCTGTGGAAGTGGAGGCTTCAGTGCATGTGTTGGAGGAGGTTTCATTTTGCCAGACACACCCGGTCTATGATGGCGCTCGGTGGCTGATGGTGCGTGATCCACGAATTTGCATCGACAAGGACCTTTGTACCGTGTTAGATATGTCAAATCTCGGAGCCGTACGAAAATGGGCCCATGCTATTGGGACATGCGGGCTAGCCATGACGGCTGGCCTGCCAGTCATGAGTGCGTTTTATGAGATGTTGATGAGACATGGTGTGAAAGGGAACGTCATGGATAGCCCATGGATGGACGGAGGGTTTAAACAGATGGCTGCTGGCTTGGCCCGCAACCAGATAGTTATTCCAGCCGCTGCCAGGGTTAGTTTCTGGCGTGCATTCGGTATAATGCCGGATATGCAGCTTGCAATGGAGTAGAGCTACATTGGAATGGAGCTCAACTTCTCGGCCGGGGTATCTGAGTCACCACTCTCATACCTGCCCACAGTCTGGTAAGACTAAAATTACCGTGAACCCAATGACTAAGAACCCAAGTAAGAAGCAAATGACTCAGAGGAAGAAGGGCGCAAAGGTGAAGACCAGGGCCTTGGTGCCGCAGTCGGTGCG